CGCCTCTACAGGCTGCCGCCTCTACGCGCTGCCGCCTCTACGCGCTGCCGCCTCTACGCGCTGCCGCCTCTACGCCCAGAGGCCGCAGGCGAGTTCACGTATTGTGATGGGTAAGGTGAGCATTGGAGATACAATGAAGACGCAGAATGCGCTAAAACACACCCAGAAGTTAGCGAAACCCACATACAAAGGCGATACGAGAGGCGAGACTTTGCGTAAGATGAAACTCTTGCGTCCAGCGATCCAGGCGGCGCAGCAGGCACGCGTTGACGTTGAGCTTGTCAACGATTGCTGCTTGCAGCTTTCTTATCTCGAGATCAGTTACTACCAGACAAAAACGACAGACTGGCTTCTGGAAAACGTCACGTTCGCAATAAATGCGCCATGTCGACAAGTGTTTATTCAGCGTGTCGGCGGCCAACTCGAAGGGAAAGCAAACCATTTCAACCAGAGGTTTCCAAGACGTTCGCGAGTCACCTGGATATCGTTTTATGCGAAGGTCACGGTCCGCAAATGCGGCAAGCTTTTCACGCTCTACTACGAATTCAACGGCCAAGAACAGTGCCTTACAAACGATACTAATGGGACAAATGCAGAAAGCATCAAACAGGCGTATTATTGGCATTTGCAGCATCAAGATGACGTTCTCAATGGCAAACACGGGTTGAAATTTCGGGATTTTTACCTCGATCACATACAGCCCGGAGTGCAATCGAGGCTGCTGCTGATGCAGAACGAATGGGTGAACCAGCGGTGTTAAAAAAAATATTGTTGTATCGTAAGTCCCGATGAATTATCGTGGCCATCGGCGCGACTATCGGTTTATGTCCCCCGCGTTCTGGGGAAAGGCTTTTTGGGACTTCATGTTTTTGTACGCTCGGACCTGCTCCGCAGAGAAAGTGCAAGAGTGCTTCAAGACACTTACCTGGTTCGTGCCGTGCAAGGCGTGCAGAATCCACTTCAAAACAAAGCTGAGAAACGACCCGGTTAAGGAACCCGTCTTCGAGTGGATTCATGAGTACAAAAACGAAGTCAACACGCGCCAGCGCGAAATGGGACTCGATAAGCCCGATCTGAAGCTAGATGCAGCCAAAAGCAAACAAAACAAACTTGGTGGGAAAACAGTCCTTCGAACCTTTTATCGCGTTCTGAAACTCACACTCCCGAAGCGAAGTCCCAAATCACCTCACCCATACCGTTTCTCCGAAGAGCACATACGTCGAAAGCTTGCTCGACTAAACGCATGCACTGCTCATTGTGTCCATAAATCTGCTCTGCAACCCACCACACGTCATAAATCGTAATCTTCTTCCTGCACGACCGCCACGCGTTCGGAAAAATACGTTCATCGTTCAGCTGCAACAATTCAGCAAAGACACGCGCCTGGCTGTTCAGCCAGGGCGAGCTTTTGTTGCTTGCTTTTGGCATCCGTGACGTCCTCGCCTGACGAAATGGACGCACTGCTCCTTTTAAGCCCTAACACGTCTCGGCACGTCAAGCACGACATCAAGTCTTTGCGATTTGACTTTTGGTAGAACGGATGACGTCGCCACGATCTCGTTTTCCAATAGTTGACCTCGTCCCAGAATCGACGAAACTTTGGCAGGTGCTCCTCCAACCACCCTTCGTCGCGTTTGACAATCGTTATGTCGAGTGTATACGGGTCTTCCTTGTATTGCACAAAGTGCGCCTCCTTCAAATCGAAAACAAACAATCCGAGCTGCAATTGACCCATGTAGTACGTTGGAACCTTGCCCTTCTTTATTTCTCGTTTGTATGGACATTTGATCTCCAACAGAACAGGCTCCTCGCCCGCAAAACGTTCTTCCATAACCCTGCCATCCTTCGTCTTCAATGAAATTCCGTCGGGAGAATGCGCCAAAATGTCAATCGTCGCATGCTCCGTCAACCCAAGCTCAAACACCTTGCGACCAACCGCCTCCTCGTACAGCCGAATCGCCTTGTCCTCGTTATCGATGCCATGCTGTGTGGCCGCGTTCCCGCGAAACTCCACCGGCATACCGGCCTTCTCGCAAACCAATTGATCCCACGTCTGGAAACGGTTCGTACCCAGCAACGTATCACACATCGAACCAGTAATGCGCGTCCGCCGCATTTTGAACCATTCGTCGCTTCTCTGTGGTATCAAAGGCCTCTCAATACATTCCCTTATCCACGAAGTCACGTAATATTGCGACAACTCGGACGGCTCCTCGGACGGCTCCTCGGACGGCTCCTCAGACCGCTCCTCAGACCGCTCCTCAGACCGCTCCTCCATCTTTTTGCAATCCCCACCCACTCATAACATTCCTTTAAACTGTTCGCACACACTTTTTGCACTTTTCTAGTTAAAAGAAGAACCCTCCATCTTTTTGCTTTTCGATGTCGTCACGAAAGATCGCCGAACACTACAACACACACAGACCGCGTTCCCAAACATCTGATGAACTCGTTCAAATACGCAGCTTCCACAATTACGTCAAGGCCCGACTCATCGCAGACGCATGCTCCGCGGTGCCCTCGCCAATACGATTCCTCGATCTGTGCTGCGGCAATGGCGGGGACATCGGCAAAGTCGCTCACCAAAATGTAACACATTACTTCGGCATCGATATCGCAAGCGACGCGGTTAAACGCGCATGTGAACGCCTCAACGCATCTCCCCTCGAGGGCGATGTCATCGAGTTCAATGCCTTTACGTCAACGTGCGGCAATATGCTCTTCCATATGAAGAAATTCGATGTCGTCAGTTGTCAGTTTGCCATTCACTACGCATTTGGCTCTGAAACCACGGCACGACTTTTTATTCAAAACGTAGCCTTTGCGCTACGCAACGGCGGCCGATTCATCGGCACATTACCCGATGAGCAACACCTCAGAGTGGCGAGACAACACCTTGGTAAACGTTTCGGCGACCAATTCCACTCCATACGCTTCAACAATACAACTAGTACATTCGAAGACTTTGGATCATCGTACCAATTCTCATTCAAAGGTGCTGTCAACGATCTCGAAGAGTTCATAGTCAAACCTTCCGTCCTCGAACGACTGTGTGCAGACTGTGGAATGAAACTCGTCGAATGGAAACGCTTCGCCGACTTCGCAAAAGAAAAATCACCACAAAACACACTCTGGAACCGTATGGGCTGCACCTTCGAACCAGTCAGTAACATATACACCACATTCCATTTTGTCATGGATGACCAGGACAAAGACGACACAGAGTGAAAAAAAGTCTGAGCGTACCATAAGCTACAAAAATGGACCCTCAATATGCCTCAAGCGACATAGCGCCAAATCCGGTTATTGGGACGTACAGATTTTGGATGACCGCACTCGTCATCCTCAATGCTGCTCTAGGGGTAATGGCTCTAAGGATACAGATGCTACCTTTGTACAACGACGCCGGAACAATCGAGGAAAAAGGTCTTCTTGATGGCGGTGGAACGTTAGGAGTTGAACTCACGTTCTTCATTATTTTAACAGTCATCCCTCTTCTCGGGTGGTTCTTTTTGTTCATGCCACGCAACCTCCAGAAGGAAACGTTTTACTTGAAGGCTGTTACAAAAGACATTGCCGTAGGAGTCAATGCCAAGGGCGATTTGCAAGCTGGAAGCAGACTAGAAGTTAAACTCTATAGCTGGGTTTGGCTGGTCTTGTTGTTTTTGTTTGGTATTGTGGTGTATCGTATTTGGCAATCTTATGACACAAATTCAAACATAGGGAAGAGATGCACAAAAGAGGCGCGCGAAAACTACAGGAACTCCATAGACAAACAGGACATCTTTCAATTCCTGCCTCCCTTTCTGCATCCCTGTACACCGTATGTCGGAACCAGTCATGGTGGTCTTTTTGATGGCGAAGAATATGTGATGCAATTTTTCCGTCTGACGAACTATACGCTTATCGTTCTTGTATTAGCCATGTTGTTCTCATTTAGGGCTACTGCATGGAATAAACGAAGGGCACGTGCCCCAGAAAATCCTAAAATCAAAGTAACGCCCAAAGCGCCCGCAGCAGCGCCCGCAGAAGCGCGCCAAGGCATCCTGAAAACAGCGCCCCAAAGCATCCTGAAAACAGCACGACGATCACCAAACAAGGATGCGGCGGCGGCGGCGGCGGTGAAAATACAAGCAGCTGCACGTGGAAGACAAGTTCGAACCCCTGTCCAACCTAAGCCTGCTGCCCAACCCAAACCTGCAATCAAACCTAGAGCCAAACCTGCTGCCCAACCTAGAGTGGGAAAAGTGAGGTTTTTGGAAAACGGATCAAAACCAGGGAGCCCACCACCTCCTCGACCTCCAATTCAACCTTCAAGATTAGTACGACTAGCACAAAATAATGCACAAAATAAACAACTAGCGGAACGATTGGAGAAATTGAAACCTGTCCCCCGTTAGACACTTGGTATGAAGCGCCAGCCAAGTTCGTTGCAAATCCCTTTCCAGATTTTATCCTGTACCAGAAGCTTCTCTCGCGATTTGAGTAAGCTGAAGTACTCGAGGAGGTGATCGAGCTCCATCAACTGGAGCATCTTGAAGATGGTGTACGAATAGCTCAAAAAGTTCTTGCGTTCCGGTGCCACCTGCTTGACGACCTTCTCGAACGGCTCCTGAATCAAGTCGAAGTTGGACTTGAGCTGTTGCTCGATTGTGGGCGTCAGCTCGGGCGGCTTCTCGCCCTTGATTCGGTAAAGTATGAATGGTGCGCTCTCGTAGTACTTGTTGAGTCGTAAATTCTTCATGATGCCGCGCAGCCTCTTCTGGTTGAGTTGTGAAAAGTCGGTGATGCGTTGTTTCCTCAGTTCTTTAAAGATCTCCTCGAAGACTTCATCTGGCACGGATCCTGACTGTCGTGCCATGAAGCTGTCCAGATACTCGTTGAAGTGGTTCGAGCGTCGGTACGGACAGGGTGCCGGCACGGGCTCATGGTCGTAGGGAAGATACCTCGCCGATGATGCGCCGATGAACTTTGTCACTCCTCCGCAGCCATCGCAAATATACGTACCGCCCGTCTCATCGAGCCATTTACGCGTCGACTCATTGCAAACTTCACAAAAGTCGGAACGGCTTTGGTCATTATGTAGGCTTTGTTCTTCCGCGAAACCCTTTGCTTCGGTTTCTGTCATCCACTTGAATGCCAACTGGTAAAAAAGTTTGCGGGCTTCAACCTGCGACAAATCGTCCAACTTCTCCATCAACGGGAGCATATCACACATGTATTCCGAAGAAAGACTCACGTCCTCTTTATCCAAACGAGTGAAGATCGACTCATGAACACTCTCGTAACTCGATCGGGCGTCCGAATGCAGTGTCTTGCGAGGACGCCGAAACGCCATCGTCCACCACCACTTTCCCATGAGACCACCTTTTAATTACTATTTTTTCGACTCACCTATTTAAAGGCTTCCCCCGCAGCAGCGACGAGGTCTAAGGGAGGCCAAATGAGTAGGCCAAATACATTAGACCGACGAGGATATGTCTTTACGCCTACATCCGAACAACTCAAACGCATTCGCATGGAACTCAGATTCCGGCCAGATATTAAACTCGACTTCGGACCGCCACCCAAGGCGTTCAATTGCTATGAAATCTTGCCAGACGGAACCGCTATCGTTCCGCGCGCATGGGGAATAAAAAACTGCGGAACGCCACAAGACGACCTCCCGGATGGAGAAGACCTCGGAGACCACATTCAACTCACCAGCGACTTCCGACTCGACAGCACGCGCTCGCAAGACGTCGCAGCAAATACCATCGCTCAAACCCTACAAATACCGACCAGCCGTGGAGGCGCAACTGGACTCATCTCGCTACCATGTGGCGGAGGCAAAACGGTCCTCTTCATCTATGTCATCGCCCGTCTCGTACGCAAAAAGACCGTCATCGTAGTGCATACCAACCAACTCGCCGACCAGTGGGAAGAAAGACTGCGCGCATTTTGCCCATCAATACGCATCGGCAGAATACAGGCACAAATAGCGAACGTTGACGCAGACGTCATTATATGCATGCTACAAACGCTCACCATGAAAGAACTTCCACCCTCACTCTTCGATGGCGTCGGTCTCATGGGCATCGACGAATGTCATCTCGTCAGCACAGAAACATTCTCCAAAGTCCTCAGCAGATGGAACGTCAAACGCATCTTCGGACTCTCAGCCACTCCAGAACGGAAAGACAAACTTGAAAAAGTGCTCTACGCACACATTGGCGGCATCGTCTATTCCGGCACGCGCGAACACGTGCCCATGAAAATCATCTTCGTGTACCCCGACGTCTCCCAAAAAAAAGAAATCATGAACATCAAAACACAAAAAGTAGACCAAGTCGCAATGATCACAGAACTCGTCAACGACAACGCCAGAACCACACTCATCGCAACAAAAGCAGTCGAATACAAAACCACTAAGGTGCTTGTGCTTAGCGAAAGAAGAAAGCACCTCGAAGACATCAGAACACAAATTGAACACATCGACCCGAGCGCCACAGTCGGGCTCTACAGAGGCCAAATGAAACCCGAAGACCTCAAAAAATCGGAACTCTGTGACATTATTCTCGGAACATACTCGATCGCATCCGTTGGACTCGACATCCGCGGCCTAAATACACTCATACTCGCAACCCCGCGCTCAGACGTCATACAGGCGTCAGGGAGGATCCAGAGAGACCTCAGCCCTCTCTTTGGTAAAACACTCATCGACTTCTACGACAAATTCTCCGTCTTTCAGGGACAATACTCCAAACGTCACGCCTTTTACAAAACCTCCGGATTCCAAATCGAAGGCAACAGCAAAAAGCGTACATCGACGCACACCGAAACGCAACCACCGCCCGCACCCTCGCCCTTCCTCATGCAATGTCTGATCCAATCAGACTAATGCTTCAGAAGAGCAAGCATTTAAGACTTCAGTTCAGCGCCTCTTGCAAACCTCGTATCCGCCGCGCAAGCTGAATATCTTTTACTTGAATCGTTACGCGCTTCGCGTGGATTGCGCAAAGATTAGTATCCTCAAAAAGATGCACCAGGTACGCCTCCGCCGCCTCTTGCAAAGCCATCAGCGCATCGACTTGCCACTTAAACGCACCCTCGCCACGATTTTGGTTGCATTTCTCACCGATCTCGCGCACAACACGCGCAAACGGAAGCTTACGTATCAGCAACTCGGTCGAACGCTGATATTTACGTATCTCTCGTAACGCAACCGTTCCAGGACGGTAACGCTGACGAGCGGGGGCCGCCTGCGCGGGGGCCGCCTGCGCGGGGGGCACCCGCGCGGGCGGTCTGTACCTCCGCGGCATACCGAAGTTCGTGGACGAACCAACGCCTCACCTGAGCATCAAATCACTTAACAACCACAGGGGAATTCTCAGTGTCCGCTAGTAATTACACAATGGATTCTATCGAGTTGATTGTGAAACAGCTTCCCACCATCTTCTCCCTCGGAAGAGGCCTTCACCTTGTCCTGGTGGTCCAAAAAACGGTTACCAAAGTAATCGTCTTCGTCTGCCTCAGCCTCAAGATGACCCGCATTCGTTTCGTAAAGATCTTCCAACACAACGCCCTTAGGGCGGTACTCCCACTGCTTCGTGCCGTCTTCGTCTGGAACAACTACTTGATACGTGGCGCGCTTCAAATTTGGACATCGCACATTCGCATTCGATGGCTCCTTCTTATGCTTTAACTTGATGAACTCCGCAACAGCCGTTGCTGGATTCGTAAGGATTCGCCTAATATCCTTATCGCTGATGTGGTCCAACTTCTCCTTACCATAACAGTTCACCGAAGCATCCACTGTCCAATTGTTTGTCGTATTTTGTACCACAGTGCGCGGCTTCTTCGCCACCTGAATCAACTCCTCGATCTGCTTATCCTTTGCCACCAGCTGCTCGTCTTTCGCCACCAACTGCTCGTCCTTCGCCACCAACTGCTCGTGAAGATTCTTCTTATCTTGCTCGAGAGACTCCACCTGCCTCTTCCAGTGCTCATCTGTAGAAGA